TCACCTGCTTTAACTGTAAGTTCATTAGGCTCGAAGATTAAATTACCTCCTGCACCCATTTGTATAGTATCAGCAGCATATGCTGATGCTGCTAATGAAAATGATAAAAATAATGCACTTAACATTATTGTTAATCTAGACATCCACCACATAATTTCGTGTTTGTGTTTTGTTATTGTTGTCATTATACATCATCCTTTTTACAATAGTCAATAAAATGAGGATGTTCCTTTAGATAGGAAACATCCTCTTTGCTGTGTTCTATTGCTGAGTATGCATCCATTGCATACTCACATATTTCGTAATGATGTTGTTCCGTATCGTGGTAACCTACGGTGTAATGAGTCATTTGCTTATAGCACAGTACCCTTGTTCACATAGAGTTTGTAACTTATCTTTTAAATGCTCGTATTCATCCCACATGTACTCCGAACCAGTTTGTTCCTGATAGGTTTTACATGCAGTAATTAAACGTAAAACATCTTCTTCGGTAAGTCTCATATCATAATGTAATCTAATACTAGTTATAAGTATAACTTACTACAAGTCAAGCTAGTGTGTACCTATGCTGACACTGCTGAATTGCTAGAGTTGTGACGCTGATATGCAGCAGGAGTTCTTGTTGCATTAGCAACCGTTCTCGCTTGAAATGTTCCAGGAGTTCTTGTGCTGTTGTCGTGATTTCTTGCGACATAATCAGCATTATGATCCTTGTACTGTTTAGTAGCCCATCCCTCATTACCTGAGAAACGATTGACAACTGTGAATCCCAATGCTGGATCCGCTAAAGAGTTATCATGATTCCTCTGTAAGTAATCCATGTTTGCCATTAGCGTTTACCTCCGTTCATTTGCTTAAGCATCTTCTGTAGTTCTGATGTAGATCCTACAAACATAGCATTGTTAGTGACCTTAGATGGTCCTGACTTATCTTCATCCAAGTCTTTCATTTTTTTATGTAAGTCAGCAAGTTTATCAGTCATGTCTGCTACATTCTTCATTGCGTTTACAGCAACTTCAAATGCTCTAGGGTGACCACTCTCCTGTGCAACCTCTAACGCTCCTCTGACTGCCTCCTGACCCTGATCTATAAGAGAATAAAGTTCTCCTCTAGTATACTCATAGTCCTTATCCCTATCATCAAGAGTATCCTTAGATTCCTTCTTGATTGGTTGAGGTTCTGGCACAACATCAAGATTGAGAATGTTCTCCATATTATCTTCTAGGTTATTCATAATTATAAGTATGTAATGCCTTCATTAAATCCGAAATCATCATCTGCTGTTACCAGTAAGTCATCAGCAGCATCAATGTTTCCGTCTTGGTTAATGTCAGTCTTTGCTTTAGGTGTATATGTACGAGTAATAGTTCTTCTATTAACAGCAAGATCACCAATAGTCTCGTGAATAATTGCCTTGTTAATAACATCAGATGTACTGTAAGGACCGTACATGTATGTCTTAAGAGTGAAGTTAAGTGTATATGTAATCCACCTTCTGTTTAAGAAACTTTCATCCCACTCATCTTCGTAGTTAATATTATTTAAAACGATTGCTATATCTCTCTTCTCATTCATATCAGGAATCATATTCAACGTTATTGAAAATGATGGTTGGAAATAAGGAAGAATTGATTCTAGTATTTGTAGAGCATCATCTTGTGACTGTGCAATGATACCTAATTCAAATCCAAGATTATAAGGTACAGGTACATACTGAGTTCTTACTTCATCTTGATTATCATTAATAATAGTTTTGTACTTCTGTATAGGAGAAGTCTTTCTTTGAGGATCATAATCAATACTGTTCATTTCAAAGTAAAGACGAGGAACAGTAATAGAAACCTTACGTGTCGCAGACACCATCTGTTCTAAACGAACAAGAAACTTCTGTCTAGGACCATAAGCTAAAGGAACTTTACTCTCCTCAAGGACAGCTCCTGTGCTTGGATCTTTCTTCTTTATACTAATATTATTGAAGAGAGTACCAAAAGCAATAATTGATTTACGAGTTACCTCGTTATAAAAATGTGATCCTAACATCAGATACTACCTGTAAAATTACCATATTCACCGAATGGATTACCTTCTGTCCAATCAATAAGATTGTCAGCAGCATCCTCGATTTCTCTATTTGCATCATACTCACTGTTTGTATTTTGTAGAGTATCAAATGTAGATACCACCCAAACAGCACCACTACTATCTCCAGTTAAAGATTCATTAGCAGAGAAGGTTCCTTTTCTATTAATGACCTGAAGTATTCTTGTAGAATTATCCCAAGACTTAACTTCAGCTTCAACTCCAGTAGTTCCTCCAGTTACAGTTTCACCAACTGTAAAGTCTCCAGTTCCACCAACACCTAATGTTAATGCAATGGCACTAGAGTATATAGTTTCTATCTCATCAATTTCTGCAACACCAGTATTGATCTCGTCTGACTGACCAATGTATAGTTCAGCAGTTATAGAATAGAACTGAATCTTACCAAACTGATAGAATGGATTTTCTAATTGAACGTATTTAATTTCATACAAATCTTTTGTTAATGGGAAGTACAATAAGTCTCCCTCATTAGGTCTACCAGCAACTGTTAGAGTAGGAGTATTAGCTGCTACTGCCTCATCCCAACGTCTAGTAGATACTTTAAAAATGATCTCATCACTTATTGATAAACCAAATTTACTAATGATCTCGTTGTTATCACCCCAACCTGCTACATTCTGCAACAACATCTCTACTTGAAATTCATCCTGATACTTAGAATAGATGACATCATCCAATGTATTATCTTTTAGAATAGTTCTAGGAAGATAATATATATCAGTTCCAAACAGCTTGATCTGTTCGTCAGCCAGATCCTGATACAGGTTCTGTTCACCGACGTAACCAGAGTAATAGGTGGGGAAGTAAGGACTAGTAGGCATTTTATCCGATCATATCCATTGGTGGTATTGCATATTTGGAGAGAACTTCTCCTTCAATCATTCTGACAGCTGCTACACCATCTTCATATATTTCTCTACCATTGAGATTCATACCTCCTGGTAGTTGAACATTCTGATACTTAATTAAGTTCTGACCCCACTGCTTTTTCATTAGAGCAGTAGCATATCTCTTAACAAACATATCGTTATACATTTCAGTAGCATCAGTTGGATCAATCAAACGATGACACTCTATTAATAAGTTAGTTCCTACTTCTAAGAAGTCCTTATCAATATCTAAGTATAAACGATCACGACGTTGTGTGTATCTAAACTGTTGGAAGGAACCATTGTTCAAAACCATATCTAATGTTTCAAGATATTGTTTAGTCATAAAATAATTTAAGATATCTAATGATCCAAATGCATATAAGTCATTTAAGAACATTCGATACTCTATACCAAATAAGTTAGAACGAATAGAGTTACCAACCAATCCATACACTTTACTAATACCAACTACATGAGCTGGTATAGGAATATAATTTGTATCTTCTGACCATGTAGTTGTTACAGCACCTTCTACTTTAGTCGTATCAGATTTCGCAGCAAGACGAGTCTTATCGTCAGCAGTTATTGCATGGTACATATAGCACCGTTCCTGACCATTGTAGCAATTCTCATTAAAGAATTGAAATGTGTCATCAATAACGTTATTTACTTGCTCATCATCAATATTAACCTGCAACACAGGTTCACCCAATTGCCTCTTGCAGTACGTTATTAGTTCTGCTTTTGATGTAGGTGATGCCATTAGATACTAAAAATCCCTTCATACTATTTAGTAGAAGGGACTTTAAGACTATTATGCTGGTGGATTTGCTATGTCTGGAGTGACTGCTGGAGTATCTTCTGGGGGTTTTTCTTCTAGTAATCCCAGTGTTTCTAGACCACCTGTTAATTTTAATTTATATTCTTTTGCCTTTGCGAGATTCTCTTCGAGTTCTCTTATCTGAACTTCTGTCTTTTCAATCTGTTCAGTAAAGTTTTGTTTTAGTTGTGCTGGATCCATATCTAATCAAGGAATGAAGTTATAGTTTATTACAAATCTAGGTCTCTGTGTTGGTTTACTACTTGCATGGAATGTTAATCCATCAAATATAACACATCTACCTTTTTTTGGAGAGACAGTCTTATTTATACCGTACTCACCCATAGGATCTCCGTATCTCTTTTCACTGAAGTACGTATCTCCGTCACTGTCATTTACGTAGTATAAGCATACCATATGATCCTCTGGTATGTCAACATGCATCTGATCATATTCTTTGGTTCTATTACCAGGAGTTTGTAGGAAACACCTTGCTCGTATAACCTTAGATATACTTTGATCTGCATTGTGACATGCTTCAAATACTAATGGAAGGAACAAACCAGTATAGTCGCTAGTTGATTTACCATCCAACAAAAGCATATGAGAGAATCCTACTAATTGATCTGATCCATCTTCAACAAGGTTGTCATGATACACCCATCTAAAATCAGTATCAAGTCTTAGAGTCTCTTCAATTAGATTTTGATAGTTTGGGTTAATACAGTCATCAATAATGTTCTTCATCAGGACCCTCTACATTCCAAGCAATATTTCCAGACACAGTTGTTCTCTCCTTATCAGTTGATCTGAATGGATATACAGCATGATTTGTTGTTGATGGGAACATGAGTATAGTTCCATTCCATGAATTATCTACTGGCAATACTTCCTTTTCTAATTGAAATGCTCCATCACTATAAAAATTATTTCTCTCTTCCCAACCATATGGTATATCAACAAATATAACAAAACTAACAACACCAGCATGTACATGCATTGGATTGTATTCATTCTTCTTTTGATAGTTAACCCATAGATTGTGTAATTTTAAAAATCTAGTTATGTCTTTACAACTATTAAACTCCCATGGACATGTAGTATAAACATCATTCCATATTGGTTCAACTAGATTTAATAGATAAGGTTCTAATGTAGGGCATTGATATTTCCATTCACCTAAACTAGATTGTTGGTTTAAAGCACCAGCCAATCTCTCATTCATATTCCATACTTCATCATGTCTTCTTAACTTTGTATATTCCAATAAAGGATGATATACATCTGGTGGCAATCTTGTCGCAATAAAATTCAAAGTCGATTGACTGTGAAGTTGACTATCACCATATTGTTTGATGCTATGGTTAGAATGTACTTGAGAAAAATTCATGAATATAAATCTGCACTTAATGAGTAACGTTTTTCATCTTCCGTTCCTTTACCTGCCATGTGTGGTAAGTTTGATGGAAATATAAACCATGTAAATAATTTCTTAGGTAGATGGTATGGATCATGATTTGGCATAGGGAACATAGCAGTTCCAGATGATCCAGGTAATTGTAAATACATTATACCAGATAAGGTATATGGATTCTCCAAATTATGAGCGTGCATATATGGTTCTTTAGTATTTCCTTTCCAGTCAACATATATCCACGAACTTATTTTATAATCAAATACATTCATATTCCAATATCTAGAACACGAATCATAATAAGATAATCTAAGTTTTTCAATAACTGGAATTTGATAATCCAGAAAGGTATCTTCAGTTTTTGCAACAATAGGATTATCTTGATACTCTGTATCATCAATAAAATTTATAAGAGTATCTACCTCATCATTATCTAATTGACAAGGATATTCTTTAATACCTAATACCATCGTCTTGATTGTTTGCTGTTAATGTGATCATGAATTTCAGGGATACAGAATGAAAATGCTACTGTAGTTCTATAACCATTACCAATTAAACTATTTGGTGAATGACCTTTGTGTTCCCAATTAGATGGAATGAATACACCAGTGTTAGGAATATACGGTGTGTAATGAAGTTTACCATCTGGACTCTTACAAACAAACTCACCACCCCACTCATGATTCCACTGCATTTGGTTAAACAATATAAATGTCCATACCTCATCTAATGGATAATCTTTATGAAATAATGTATTCTGTCCAGGAGTTTGTCCGTTCGCATGAATCTTACATAACTTCAATGGTTTTTTAAGATGCTTCATCATCTTTAATTTAATTGTAGTAGCACATTTTGCAAACATCAAATCTGTTCTTAAAGGATGTTGCCATGATACTGGATCACCTTTACCATAAGATGCATTGTTGAGTGTCCATATAGCTAGACTATTTACAGCAGGTTGAGTACGGTCAAAGTATTGCCAAAGACCTTCAAACTCTTCTCTGCTTAAAACAGTGTCAATAACAATAGGTTCTTTCATTTGCCCCACCATAACCATCCTGTTATAATATATTTCTCATGTTCTTCAGAGATTTGTCCTCTGTGCTTATGAGTTAATCCAGCAGGAAATAAAACTGTATTACCTTTCTTTGCTTCTACAGTATAATCCTGATAATAAAATTGAGTTCCTCCATTAGGAACATCATTCAAGTATGTAATAAAAACAAAAGCTTTATCACAACCATCTAAACCAGATGCATCCACATGCCATGTATAAAAACCTTCACCAGGTTTATAGTATTGTATCTGTGGTAACTGCTTCATTGTAAACTCTTGATTTCCAACTTCTAACAGTTGTAAGTATTCATTTATAAAACCATCTAATGATTTTGAATATTCATCATATTTAAAGTCACTTGGTTTTCCAAACTTTCCAGCATCACTTATAGAGAAATCTGTACTCTTCTTAATATCTGGGATGATACTTCCACCACCAACTCTACCAGCATATGTCATCTCGCCTTTATCAGCTATGTGAAAAAGCTCTATGAGTTTATCACATATACTAAGATCTTCTAATTGATATTCGTTAATAAAATTCATTTGTATGGCGGACCTTGTACCCATCCCACTAAGGATTTTCTACACCCAGAAGTAACTTCTCTTACCCTATGTGGTGTATCACTCATGAATATTATAGCATCCTTTTTCTTTATTGGAATAATCTTCTTCTCATCTATCACCATTTCAAATTCACCACCTTCAAAATCATCATTCAATAGTATGGTAAAACTAAGTTTACGTATTCTATTATTCTGTCTCTTACCTTGCATCCAATTAGATTCATCTATATGCCAATCATAGTAACCACCCTTTTCATATACAGTATCTTGCATAGGTTCTATGAAATCAATATCATAATTCCATTCACATTTCTCATTAGCAAATCTAACAAACCCATCTACCAATCCATACAATCGTTCATCATCTATAAAACGAGATTTTGATTCTCTATTTACTAGATCAAGTTCTCCTTTATTTTCTAAACCTTCTACCTTAGAAGATTCATAATCATCTATAGGTTTACTTTCACGATCTGTACCTTGACATTTACTAAGTTGTCTTTCTATAAGATCAAAGTAATCATCTTCCATATTGATAATTATATATTGGTGTTTAAATGAATTCATTTTTGACACACCATTATATGAACACCATTCCACCATCCATTAGGATCTTCTGGTATACCAGTTAATATCTTACGATCAAACATAACTTTAATATCATTTTCTTTGACCCATATATTTGCTGATTCTACTACACCCATAAAATTAGCATCATCTATTACTATGATAAATTGATCATCCATAACTGTATAAAGATATGTTAGATTATCATATTGTTGTTGTGGATCATGATCAGCATCATAGAAAATAATATTCGCTTTCTTATTCTCCATAGTATGTTCATCATGAACAATATTAAAATCTGCTTGAGTTAGATCTTGAATACTTTTCTCATGAAAAACTTGATTCTTTTTCATACCTTTAAAGAATGCACCTTTAGGATTATTCATTTTAAATCCTTTATGTCCATATACTTTACCACTGCTATCCCAACTATCTTCCTCACGGAATGGAGCAATATCTTCTTCTGAATAATTATCAACAGCAAATGCTGGTATATCTCTACCCATTGTTGCAGCAAAGAATGTACTACCAGCAGCAACACCTAATTCCAAATAAACAGCATCTTCTTTAGAGCATAAGTTATTGAGAAAATGTCTAATAATATTTGATGATAAACCTTTATAATCAAATCCTTCTGGATTAAATTTACTATCTCCTCTTGCAGCTTTATCAATAGAATTAAGAACTAGTTCTATATCCTTATCCATAATTCTTTCATTCTTTTTCATCCTAGAATGGATAACTGAATCACAGTAGTTACAATCCCAACAATCAAACTTACACGTCTTTATTTTCTCTCTCCAAAGATCAATTGGTTTCTCTTGCAATGTAGTATCTTCAATATACTCATTGAACTGAGGGAATAATAATTCTTCATCAGTATCCCACCTTTTAATAATATCCATAGACTCCATCAAACGTAGA